TTGATATAGGCTGTGGTGGTGGACTAGTTTCAGAATCTTTATCTCTTAAAGGAGCTTTTGTTACTGCAATTGATGAAAACAATAAAAACCTAAGCCAAGCTAAAAATCATGCAAAAATTAATTCTTTAAAAATCAATTACATCAAGTCATCATTTGATAATTTTTACAAAAAAAATAAAAATAAATTTGATTTAATTCTCTGTTTAGAGGTCTTAGAACATATTGACAATTTTAAAAAAACCCTTCAACAAATAACTACACTTGTAAAACCTAAAGGGACATTAGTTTTATCAACAATTAGACAAAGTACGGGCCCTTAGCTCATTTGGATAGGGCGCCAGTAATAACAATTTTTTTCATTGATATATTATAAATATTAACATAATTATTTTCTCATGCATAAACTTAAAATGTTTTCTCTGTGTCTTTCTAATAGACACTTATCAAAAATCAAAGAATTAAACTATATACCAGTTGGTTTGGGAAATGACAATTTTTCTAAAGAATGGGTACGTAGGAGAGTATTAAAACAAACTGACCTCGATATCGCAGTTATTGATAAACAAATAGCAAATGAAAAGAAAACTGGAGAAATAGATAGTAAAGCAGGACTTGGTTTAGGAGGTCCAGAAGGCGGCTTTGGAGATCCAAGTAGAGGTGTAGAACAGGATCCATATGATGCTTATGATGATATGGCACCTGAAGTTTAAAGAAGTTATAAATATAGAAAGAGGATGATATTATGAGTAAAGGTTTTGTTGATGCTGTGGTGGCCGGCGACCTCAATACGGCTGGCGATGAGTTTTTACAAGCAGTGCAGATGAAACGTGATGCTGAGTGGGAAAATGCCAAATTAAATTTAGCACACCAAGTTTTTGGTGATGCTGAGGCGCCTGAAGCTTTAGAAGAGCCGGAAGAAGCGCCCGAACTGGTAGCAGATGCACCAGACGTTCCAGAGGAATCAGAGGAAGAAGAATGAAATTAATATCTGAACACATTGATGATGTTGAATTAATTTGTGAAACTGCTAACGACGGCAAAAAGAATTATAAAATTCGTGGCATTTTTATGCAAGCCGAAATTAAAAATAGAAACGGACGTATGTATCCGCAGGCGGTTTTAGAAAAAGAAGTAAAAAGATACAATAAAGAGTATATTCAACAGAAACGTGCTTTCGGAGAGTTAGGTCATCCTGATGGTCCTACGGTTAATTTAGAACGAGTGTCACATATGATTACAAAACTCACCCCAGAAGGTAGAGATTTTGTAGGCGAAGCGAAGATTATGGACACTCCTTATGGTAAAATAGTAAAAAATCTTATTGATGAAGGTGCCAAACTAGGCGTTTCATCAAGGGGTATGGGTTCATTAGAACCAAAAAAAAATATGCAGATTGTTAAGGATGATTTTTACTTAGCAACTGCAGCCGATATTGTCGCAGATCCATCTGCTCCTAATGCTTTCGTAGAAGGTATTATGGAAGGTAAAGAGTGGGTGTGGGAGAATGGCGTTGTAAAAGAGGTCGAAATCGCTTTGTACAAAAAGTTATTAGACCAAAAACGAAAGAATAACGAAGATAAAAATATAAGAATATTCTCACATTTCATGTCTAAGTTATAATTTTGATAAATAAAACAAGAAACCTAATTAGGGAGTTTATCCAATATGACAGACATCAACAAAGAATTAGAAGCTATTGCTGATGAAGTCTTTGTCGATGAGGACGAACAATTGGTAGAAGAACCTGCTAACGCCCCCACACTACATGCCGAACCAGCCATGCCGATGCAACACATGGATGGTCAGGATGAAGTTGAGGATATGGGACCAGCAGTTGTTTCACCAAAGGCTCCGTCTGATCCAGGCAAAGTAGCTTCTAAGAAAGCTAAACGGGCTACACCTCCAGGTGCACCCGGTGGTAAAGGACTTGCGTCTGATGCGTCAGCCAAGCAAGAGGAAGTTTCTCTTGATGATGATGAGGAAGATAGTGAAGAAATTACTATAGATGAGCGTATTGCTGCTATGGACTTTTCCGATGATGTTAATGCTCTTACTGAAGGTGGTGATGATGATGAAGAAGAATCAACATCAGGACTTACTGCCGAATTCAAGCAAAAGGCTGCTATCATTTTTGAAGCAGCTGTTAAAGCGAAGATTCGTTCAGAGCTAGAAAGAATCGAAGAAGAATATGAAGAAGCATATGCACAAGCTTTTGAGAACGCTAAGGAAGATATGACCGAGAAAGTTGACGGTTATCTCTCCTATGTTGTTGAGGAATGGATGAAGACCAACGAGATGGCAGTCGAACATAAAATGAAGACTGAAATCGCTGAGGGATTTATTACAGGCCTAAAAACACTTTTTGAAGAACATAATATTGCTATTCCTACGGAACAGTTTGATATGCTTGATGCGGCCGCCGAGAAGGTTGGTGAGTTAGAAGGCAAGTTGAATGAAACCATAGAAAGTAATGTTAGACTATCTCAAGAGGTGGCAGAGTTAAAAAAGAACGAGATTTTAAGTGATGTCGCTTCCGATTTAGCTGATACAGAAGTTGAGAAGTTTGCTGGACTAACAGAAAATGTTGAGTATGAGACCGAACCCAATTTTCGTGAGAAAGTCGAAACGATCAAAGAATCATATTTTCCAAAAGTTCAATTACTTCAAAACGATGACACAGCAGCACCGCTGGAAACGGAAATTGATGTAGATGTGTCCGACACAATGGCTGCTTACATGACCGCTATTACACGATCCAAACCTTTTGGTATGAGATCAACTGATAGTGGACATGAAACACAATAGTTTATTACAAATATAGGGAGAAAATAAACAATGTTTCAAACGGAACACTTACAGGAAAAGTGGCAGCCAGTATTACAGCATCCTGACCTCCCAGAGATCAAAGATGCTTACCGTCGGGCAGTTACAACTGTAATTTTAGAAAACCAAGAAAAGGCTATGAGAGAAGATGCATCTTTTCTTTCTGAAGCTGCACCTGCTAACGCAACAGGCGCACAAATACAAAATTGGGATCCAATCCTAATTTCGTTAGTTCGCCGTGCGATGCCTTCCTTGATTGCTTATGATGTCTGCGGCGTACAGCCAATGACTGGACCTACTGGTCTAATCTTTGCAATGAAGGCACATTATACATCACAAAGCGGTACAGAAGCTCTGTTTAACGAGGCCAATACTGGTTTCGCAGGGACAGGCACCCAGTTGGGTACAGAAGTACTTAAAGCATTGTCAGCTGCTACGTTTACCACAGGTACTGGTATGACGACCACAGCAGGCGAAGCATTAGGTGATAGTNCTGCTAACGCTTTTGCTGAGATGGCTTTTAGTATTGAAAAAGCAACCGTTACTGCAAAGACACGGGCGCTCAAAGCTGAGTATACTATGGAACTTGCTCAAGACCTCAAGGCCATTCATGGTCTGGATGCCGAGACTGAGTTGGCTAATATTCTTAGTGCTGAAATTTTGGCAGAAATTAACCGTGAGGTTATTCGTACAATTTATCAGAATTCAAAAGTCGGTGCACAAACCAACACCACAAATGCTGGTATCTTCGATTTAGATACTGACTCCAATGGTCGTTGGTCTGTTGAGCGTTTCAAAGGCATGATGTTTGCCATTGAGCGTGATGCAAACGTAGTTGCTCGTGATACTCGACGTGGTAAGGGTAATATTATCATCTGTTCAGCCGACGTTGCTTCCGCATTCGTCATGGCCGGCATGATGGATTATGCTCCAGCTATGTCAACCAATTTAGATGTAGATTCAGCAGGTAATACCTTCGCTGGTGTATTGAATGGTCGCTTTAAAGTGTATGTTGATCCATACATGAACATGCAAGTTCCTTATACCAACAGTGGTGCAACTCTTGCACAATACTATGTTGTTGGATATAAGGGTACATCCCCATATGATGCAGGTCTTTTCTACTGCCCATATGTGCCGCTCCAGATGGTCCGTGCGGTGGGTGAGAATTCTTTCCAACCCAAGATTGGTTTTAAGACTCGTTATGGTATGCAGGTAAATCCATTTGCACAGGTTTCCGCCTCAACAGACGGTCCTGGTGCTCGGGATAGTAATGTATACTACCGCCGTGTTCAGATTAATAATCTGATGTAAAATAAGTAAAAAAAAACATAATAATAATAACATTGATTTTATATCCCCGCTTCGGCGGGGATTTTTTTAAACTAAATAGTATAACCTGAGGAGTAACCTAATGACACAACTAATAAACCCAGAGAAGTTTACTGCGGCAACGACCCAATTGAGGTCGTTTTTTTTGGCCCGTGACTTCCAAGAAGTACACACACAAAATAGGCTATCTATATTAGCAGCCTGTGAGGATCCGACTACCGTTGCCACCTACGAATATGGTGGGGAGATATGGCCTCTTCCCCAAACCGGCCAAATGTGGTTGGAGTATGAGCTCCTCAATCGCCCGGCAGTGCCGGGTTTTTTCTGCGTATCAACTTCTTATCGAGCTGAGAAGGAGATAGTGGAAGGTAGACACGAAGTTATCTTCCCCATGTTTGAGTTTGAGATGCCCGGTAACTTGAAAGACTTAGAGAAGATGGAGAAGGAGTTATGTGAACATATGGGATTCGGTTCACGACACGGTGTTGTAGATAAAGATTATCTAGAGTGGTGTGAGATGTTTCAAACTGAAGAACTAACACACGAACATGAGAATGCTATGGCAAAATCTTGGCAGGGTAGAGTTTGTATGATAAAAAACTTTCCCAACTACACTTCCCCCTTTTGGAATATGAAACAGAATGGTGACGGTACTGCCGCCAAGATAGATGTTATCATCTCTGGTCAGGAGACTATTGGTTCAGCAGAACGTAGTAGTGATACAGATGAAATGATGACAATGTTCCATGAAATATCAGATGGTATGTATGCCGACCTATTGTATGGCCTGTTTGGTAAAGAACGAGTTGATAAGGAGTTAGATGAGTTTCTGTCCCTTGATTTCTTTCCAAGAGTNGGTGGTGGTATTGGACTTACCNGATTGCTTAGTGCTATGGACGATTATGATGTAAGACGTGTGGTCAATAGTATGTAAGAATATTCCGGGATATGCTAACTGGTAAAGCAGCCCCACCGTCTATGGGGTGGCATCTATGGCGAGAGTTGATGTGTGGAGGTTCGGATCCTCCTCCCGGAGCCAAAATACTATTTATGATAAATGGGATATGGTAGCGTACTTGTCAAGGTTTCGTTCAAATTCATGCAGACGTTTCCATATGCTTCTTAGTTCTGTAATTGTAGTCCAGTTGTGTAGAAATAGAGCAAATCCTCCGTGTACTCTCTGAAAAGCATTGCTTACTTGTACTACTGTGCCTAACGTAATTAGGCCTGTAAATAATCCTGGTCCTATTACTAGATATGGCACAATAATCATTAACTGGTCATAAAAATTCATCCAACCATCAAAATAACCATAATGAAGATATAATCGCTGGTAATTAAAACGGATCCCTATAAATAATTCCCATAATTTTTCTGGTTGTGCATAATCTTTTTTATTGTCTTCTCCCAGAACAAGGTCTTTTCTAAAGGCAGCTTCCACTTTTTGATTGTTATATTCAAGACCAGGAAGATACCAACCAACAAACCAAGAAATTATTATTCCTCCTACAGAAACAGTTAATGCTACCCAGACCAAGCTTCCATCTATATCCTTTAAAAATGGAACTTGAACGCTATCACTTAAACTCCATAAAATTGGAATAAAAGCAATTAATGTCATAAAAGCTCTTACTATCTGTAGCCCAAGACTTTCAACTATTCTAGCAAATCTATTACAATCTTCCTGAATTCTTTGGCTTGCCCCCTCTATTTCCTGTTTTACACTTCTCCATCTAGGGATGTAATTAAAAGTAATGGCTTGTCTCCATCTTAATCCATATATCCTAGTGAACCAACTAGTAAAAACGGCTAAAACTATATAAGGAAAAACAATAATGCAAAATGAAGGGTCTCCACTAAAACCATTTTCTATATATGAGGGAGATAGAATATGTTCATAAAACAAAGTAATACCTTCCTCAGCGTTGTCTTTATAATTATCAGAAGTTTGAAGTAGATTATAGAACCTTCCATACCAACTATTAAAAGCAACTGTAAATTGAACTTGTATAAAAAGAGAAACTAATAAAAGTCCCAATCCACCATAGGCCCACAGAGCCCATTCTTTAGATGAATAAAATGCTTTTATCATGATTTATTCCTAGCTTCTTTTAAAGCAATACCATACCACTCTAATTCGCTAGCAAAGAATTCAAATTCTTTTTTTCTTTCTTCTAAATCTCCTTCAATTCTTTCTCCTTCTTCATTAAAATGTTTTCCTATAAAAGGAGCGTGCAGCATAGCATTAATGGGAGGCATTCCTAATTG